GGTAGCATAACGAGTAGAAGTAGACGTATCATTAACAGTAACGGCATTAGAAGCGCTAGAGTTTAAAATAGAACCAACAGAACCAGTACCCGAAGCATAAGCATAAATACGAGACGGATTATCACTAGGAGACAATGAACTAGGTAAAACAGCTACCGAACCATATTGTGAAGAGGGAAGCATACCCATGAAATAGTCCTTAGGATAGTTAGCATAGCGAAGTTGAACCATATCGGCAACCAATGCAATTTGGCCAGAACCAGACCAATAGTCGACATTATAAGCATAAGCTTTATGCTTTTCCCATTGAGAATTGCTGAAAAAATCATAATAGATTTTCTGATAAGCAAGGAATGGAAGAGCATTGACCGTCTGTGAAGTCTGATAAACCAAGGGGTTGTTAGCGTCACCAAGATTATCAATACCTAGATACTTCTTAGTAATAGCAGCCTTGCCTGTATTAGTACTAGCAATTATAGAGCCATAGCCAAGCATATCAAGCAATTTACAAGAACCATAAACAATAGGAAGACCAGCATCATCACGAGTATTAGTTTGATCACCAGCATTAGCCGCCTGGAGGAACAAACTAAGCAAGCTCTGAGTAACATTGGGCACAGAAGTAAGTACAGATGTATTCGCAGTAGAACTAGCTGCGCTAGTCACATAATCCGTCATCTGTGTAAATGCCTGTGGAAGAGCACGAGAAATCAGACGCAACGGCACAGCGTAGAAATCATAATACTCCTTAATACGGGTATAAGCAGCGGTATTAACAGGAACAGTACGGGTAAACCAATCCGAAGAGATACGATAATTAGTATCAGGAATAGCAATCTGCCAATAGCAAGGAAGAATCTCACCTACTTTGGCTGTGAACAATTTTTTCGAACTTAAGTCGAAAGAAGACCGATGGGTAGGAATTTTAGCTCGGTCTAAAGGATTAAAATCACTCATAATTAATTAATATTTAAATTAAACCATACGGTTAAAAACACCATTAGCATCGTTAAGTTTCTTGTGTTTAATCATATCACGACAATATGCCGAACTACGGTTCCGGAGTTGCTCAAGAAGGTAAACCGTTTCACTTGATACGGCCTGCAAGACATCAATCTCCTGCCCGTTCTGAGGCAGCGCAAACATACAATCTGATATTTCCGAATATTGGGAACGAAGGTCATATGCATTTCGTAAACTTTCATAATTCTTTTTCTCCTCATATTCTATACCTTTTTTAAGAATAAACATAATACGACCGGCGTAAGAATCAATATTACAGCCAAAGGAAGGCAAATGCCAGTTACGGAAGAACTTATAGACATATAAGAATAACCGATATAGCTTATTAATATAAGACTCAATATCGACATCACTAGAACTGTTACAGAACCTAGTAAGACACCTAGCAGAATGTAATATAATCTTATCATCATCAGTAAGAATAGGATTAGCTTTAAGGTATTGATAATAAATACGAACAAGACTCAAGACTGAATCCTGTTTATAATCGATGAATCCACATCTTGCAATTCTTTTTGGCGTTGAGTGTACAGCGCGAAGAACTCGAGCAATCGCAATACTATCGTCATTGCGAGCAGACGAGAATCGGGGCAATAAGGTACGGATATACGAAATGGGGGGAGTTGACCGAATACTAAGGCCATTGAAGTTGTAGACTCTTCCATTAACGACAGAATCGATTTTTTGCTCAATCTGCGCATAAGGTTCTTCACCTTCCACGAAATCGCAGCCTTTCTCAAAGAATCCGAGAGATGCTCTCGAGCGGGGTCTAAACGCGCGGCATGAGCGATATAATAAGGGAGCAGAACTAAGGCTATTAACGTAACTCGAAACGTATGAAGAAGCTCCACCTCGGGCAATCTGGAAATCTGAACGACCGAATTTCCAACTCTTATCGTGACAGTGTCGTAATACCTTTGAGACTTCTTCCGAGTTTGTGAATAATAAGATATGATAATGCGGACGGAAATGGACAGGGCCATACTCACCGACAGCGTAGAAATGTAGCGTTTCATAAGAACCTAACTGCTTATATAAATATTTACGTAGTCTTTTAATATAATTCTGAACATCAACATAATTTAAAAAGGGAATAAGGTCATCACGACCGTATTGTTCAGAAGCGGGATAATCCGTTTTACCAACGGCTTGCGTCTTATAGATGAAACTACGAATAGCATCCATACTAAGAAACCAATTATCCCTAACAGGAACATATTCCTTAATCTCACGGTCAAACGGCACTGTGCCTTGTACTTGTTCGAAGAATATATGACGCAACATGGAGTTATCATCACATTGATATTCGGAAACAGGAATATATTTATGACATTCATGGCCAAAATGAATATCTCCCGAAATGCCTATAGCGTCGTCATAATCACTGTACAAAACCTTACAAGACATAAGAGGAACATGTTCATTATCATAAGTAAGTGTAACAAAATAAGAATACTTAAAAGCACTTCCAGCGGTCTTCACGCGCATGGACGCTTTTTGAGCTTTCTTATGAATACAATAATCGCATTGACCGCAATCTACAGCAATACGTGCACCATTATACTTATTTGTGATGAATGAGCGATGCTGACAATAGTCAACAGCCTTAAGCAAATCGGGAGAAAATTTCATAATTATTTACGTCTGTCAATTACTTGATGACGATTACGATCGCCAAATGAAATATGAATAAATGTAGGGTACAATATCAGTTGGTCAAACACATGAGTACTATCTGAATAGTTATGAATATGTTCAAGCAACCGGTTATAAGTAGTAGAACCATACGGCTTAATATCAACAGCTTCTCCAACCAAATGTTGTGAATTAGGAACACCTCCAGCAGCTTTATTTTCAGAAATAGAACGCTTAGCGCTTGTTACCGAAAAATGTAGGTTAAAGCATAACAAATGATCAAGAAAATCAATAAGAGTACTATTCATAATCCAATAGCATTAAGAATATAACCAAGAGCCGCCGAAACAGCTCCAATTACAATTTTCCAAATATTATTACTTTTCATCACCTTGAATTTTATTACCTTGAATTTTAGGTTCAACCTCAACAAAATTATTTTCTTCTTTAATCGAATCCACAATAACAATAAGACCCAACGAAGAAATTCGCTCAGAATAATTTCCAAAACCATCGAGAGAATTAACGATATAAGGCGAAAGAACATCACGACCAGTGTTTTTGTCTTTAACTGAGATAATAAATTTTTGCATAATTGTAAGTTTTTAAAAAATTAATAATAGTTGTAACTTCTAACTGGGGGCAAATATACAAACTATTTTCATAAATCCAAAGAAAACTATTTTTTTTAGATTCTACCATAGAGTGTGAGTTGTGCGTTTATAGACAAGAAATGGGAGAATTCGAGAGGATAACTCGAATTTCCTTCGGACACAACTAGGGGCTTCGCTTAATTAACAAGTGGATGTATACAGGGGTGTATAGGCACGGCAAGGCAGGAACTGTCTTGCCTTTGCGCACCTTCGTGCTAAAATACCGAAGCGGAACGCTTCTCCAAGGAAGTCGCTCCGCTCCATATTTCGATCAGGCCCTACGCGGGCGGCGGGTGTATATCGCTCAAACGCCGCGATGGGCTTCTAGTTCTGAAGAATGACTACTTTCTACCAATACTGTTACCAACACCTTGAAAAACACGAGTACCGTAATCAAGAGCATTACGCAATTCATAAGAATTAACGTCCTTCTGTTTCTGTTTGGAGCTCCACTTATAATAATCACGTAAAGCCTTATCCTTAGAATATTCTATGTTCTTAAGAACGTTGGTATTCTTAGAATCCCATAGAGAAGACAGACCACGAGCACGATTAGCTTGGACATTAGCATAAATCAATGAATCAGCCGTCTGCTCAGCAATCCTGTTACTAATACGAATACCATTCGTTTCAGCAGAAGTCTTAACAGCCTGAGCCATCTGGTTTTTATACTGAGCTTCAGAAAGAGCACCTTGAGCATACAAATTAGCCAAAGTCTGACCTTTAATAAACAAATCAGCTTGCTGCTGTTCGTCAAGATACTTATTCAATATCTGTTGAGCTTGAGAATCGAGTAAAATCTGAGATTCTTGAGCGGAGGTAAGACGACCGGCAAATTCCATATTTTTAAGCTCCTGATACTCCTTAGACTGGTCCAATAAAGCAGAACGCCGACCAGTGGAAGCATTCCAATAACCAGACTGGCCAACACCAATATTACGATAATTGGTATCGCCTAAAATCTGTTGCATCTTATACGGAGTAAGAGCAGCATTCTGTTCTGCATTAATCATGGCAGCACGAGCCTGAGCCATAGAAGCAAGAGCAGTACCGACATCCGAAAAGTCGGGACGGAAAGCCTGTAAACTAGGGGCAGAAGCAGCAGAAGCAGCAGCACCGCCAGAAGCGGGAGACCTAGAGCCAGCCATAGCAGCAGAGCCTTGAACAAACGGGTTCAAACCACGAGAAATCATCGCATTGGGGGAATTATAGGAATTATTCATTCCCCACATCTTTTCTTGCCAGTCACGCTGAATCTGTGCCTGATGGGCATTAAATGCATTATTTTCGCGATTAATATCAATACTAGTCTGGTTAGTCTTATTCTGAGAAGAAGCGCCAATAGCATTGCCAGCAAGTGAAGCACCAGCGGCAATAATGCCACCAAGAACAAGCGGAGCAATATGTTTTTCGGAGTGTCCCATTAAGGGACTTTCTCCAATATCATAGAACCTCATTGAACAGCGGCGTCAGGGGCGGGCGCAGAAACGGGCTCTGACTTTTGCTCTGCCAACATAGCTTCAGCATATTTAGTAAGTTCAGACTTCTCACCAGCCAGCTGTTGAAGAACAGCCTGTCGTTCCGACATCGTCTGACAATGACGGGAAATAACACAATTAAACCGTTCTTCATCAGTCATACCATCCATAACAGTAGACTGAGTAGGGTGCATCTGGGCAAGAATACGCTGAACGTTCATGTCACCAAGCAAACGGCGATATTTTTCTTGATTCAATAAAATCTGAGTCATATCAGCTTGAATCAAATCACCGTCCGGAGTTTCATCATACATAACTGCATCATATGCAGACTGTTGATAACACGGATTGCCCTCAACCAATTCGGGAACAACCTCATTTTTAATATAATCGGGATTTTTATAAGCAAAATTTCTCATAACGACACACAATTAAAAAGGTAAACCATTTCTATCCAAGTTCTGAACAGCATGCACTTGGAAATTAACATTACACAATAATTGGTCAAACGCAACCGAACAGTTCGTAGAATCAACTTGAGGCACGAAAATAGAATTCAACTGCTGAGGACGAACCTTCATAGACTGATAAGACCAAGCACCAGAAGAAGTTAATACCTGCCAACCATCGAGAGGAGCAACCCAAGACTGATAAGCAGCACCAGCACGGAATCCAGCGTGGACAGTATCAATATTAGATTTCCACTGCCAATAGCGAAGGTTATAACCAAGAGAACCAGAAGCTTTTAGACCTGGATTATTCTGAAGATTAAGAGCAGGAACAGACTGCATACCAAGCTGGTCAAATGCAGGTTGGGGGAAGTCAGAAATAGCAGTCACAGTTAACTGAGGAGCTTGGCCTGTTAAATTCCAATCCAACATAGGTACAGCATGATAAACACACATAATCACCTGATGTTCAGCGCCACAATCATAAGAAAGAGTATGGCCAGAGTTACTTGAAACTCCTTTACCGGCAATAGAAGCCTGTGAAGAATCAGTATCAAGATTAGTATTAACTACTTCATTGATATTAATAACACTAGACCAACCTCCGATATAATGTGCATGATTACCCATGTACTCGGGAGCCTTAATACCGAACTGAGCGGCCATCTGGTCCGAATAGTCTTTACTAGAGAATTGGACTACCTCTTTCCAGCGCTGTAAGTACTCAGTGGCACGAATTGAGAGGGCGGAGAGGTCAGAGTTAAGGGTAGCATAACGAGTAGAAGTAGACGTATCATTAACAGTAACGGCATTAGAAGCGCTAGAGTTTAAAATAGAACCAACAGAACCAGTACCCGAA